GAACAGGATTATTTGTTTTGAACTGCAAGAGTTGTGGTGTAGGCGAATATGATATATATGGTATGCCTAGTCATATTAAAGATGACTACTGCCTACTGTGTAGGGAAATGATAAGGAGAGTTGATGAGCAAGTTAAGTAATGAATTAAACAAATATTGGGATAATCAAATTGAAAGGGGTAATGTAGTAGCAAAACCTTTTTCTGGTAATTGTATGTTTTGTACAAAAGAAATAACAGAACAAGATGATGACCATAGTGTCTGTAATTCTTGTTGGAAAAATGAGATAGGCGAAGAAGAATGATACTTGCAACTGAATGTAGTATTTGTGAATCTGAAATAGATTTAGATTCAGGAGATATACAAGGAGATTTTGGAATTACTCCTATTGCTTTTTGTGTATGGTGCTATTCAAGTATCGTTGATATGGTAAAACAATTAGTTGTTTGTTGGTGTGAAGAAGAATGACACAGACAGAGATTGTAGACAAATTAAATGAGTTATATCCAGACCTTAATTTAGTTGAATGTGAGGATCAGTTCTGTTCTTGTGATGCAGAGGGAGATAACTACATTGTAGAAATAAAATCAAGAGATAAAGAATATAGTAGCTGGATTATAGAGAAATCTAAGTTTGAAAAAAACATTGTTAAATCAGTAGAGAAAACAAAGAAATTTATTTATCTTACAGAATACAATGGAAAGATTATGACTTGGAACATACATAATCTAGTGCGTAAAAACTATGACTTTCAATGGACAGAAATGCCTATGCCTGAAACAACAGAGTTTGATGCTAACAATGTTATACCAAAAGTAGTAGGATTTCTGTATGAAGGAAATGCAAAGATACATAAGGAGAAAGAATGATTGATGTAATGTTAAGCAAAGCAACAGAAGGTATGTTGATTGCAGAATTATTAAACAGAAGAAATGAAAAGGAAGTGCCTTTGTTTATGGGTAAAAGTATATTGTTACCTACTGGACAACAGCAATTACTTGCAATACTTCCTAACATACAGATACTTACTAACACACAAGAGGAAGAATAATGTGTATAGAATGTGGTGAGCCACCACAAACAACATTAAATTATGATGGTAGATGTGTAGGTTGTATGGCACACGAGATAGAGGATTTAGTTTGATACCTTTTCCAGACAAAAAATATAATATTATCTACGCTGATCCACCTTGGAGTTATGATGATCCTTCTAAACATAGAGGTGGTGCATTAAGATATTATCAAACTATGTCAATTAAAGATATAGCAGAACTACCAATAAAAAATATAACAGAGGAAAATGCAATATTGTTTATGTGGACAACATTTCCAAAAATATTTGAATCTAAAGAAGTCATAAATTCTTGGGGATTTACATACAAGACTAATGCTTTTACTTGGGTGAAGAAAAATAAAGTATCTACAGACACAAACTTTTGGGGTATGGGTAGGTGGACTAGATCAAATGCAGAAGTATGTTTATTAGCAATAAAAGGTAAGCCAAAAAGAGTTAGTGCTGGAGTTCATAGCATAATAGAACAACCTGTACAAGAGCATTCTAAAAAACCAGATGTAGTTAGAGATAAAATTGTAGAACTTGTTGGAGATTTACCACGCATAGAGTTGTTTGCTAGAGAAACTGCTGAAGGGTGGGATAGTTGGGGAAACGAAGTCTAAACTATTCTGTAGTTATCCCAACCATCTTTATTAACTGTAAAACATAGTACACCAGGGTCATTCCACAGTCCTGTTCTTGCAGTAAAGTCTTTACTTGCATCAATACTAGGACATTGAAACCAAGTTCTCTTACCTTGTCTAAGTAATCGTGGGTGATGATAGTGTCCTGTAACTAATATTTCAGCAGCACCACTAGGCAACCAACCAAACATTTGTCCTTGCCACCACTTCATTATCTTACCTTCTGGACCTGCACCACCACCTGTCATATGTCCGTGTGTAATAGCTACACCTTTACCTTTGATGTCTAGTAAGTGATGATAGTCAGTAGGAAGTATGACTTGTACTTTGTCATAGCGTTCATTTTGTTTCATAATCTCTTTGACTATTTCAAAGTGCATCATATCAGAGTTATCTAATCTATCAGATAAGACTTGTCCTTTACCAGATCGTGTCATCTCTCCGTGATTACCACCAATACCACAGACAGTTATCTTGTCTGCGTGTGGTAGAAATGTATCAATAGTCTGCATAATCATACGCCTAGCTAGTTCATACTGCTGTCGTAAAGTCAATTCAATATTAAAAGGCATAGAACTATAGAAAGATTGGTCGCAGTTCTCTGTTAAATCACCTAATCCTAATAGATATATCTCATCTATTTCTGTACCTGCCTTACGCAGTGCCTTAATTTGATTTACTCCTTTAATAAGGGCTTCCTCGTAGCGTTTAAGGGTGTTTTCAACGCCATAATCAGCTTTACCTAACTGCCAATCAGCCATTGTCCACACAAAAGCAGTATCACCACCATAATTTGTGTCTTTTAACTTAGGTTTTCTACTATATTCCTTAACAAGTTTCTCAAAATACTCATCTAATGCAGGGTTCTTACGCTTTACAACCCCTTTAAATGCAAAAAAGGTAGTCGTTTGACCACCTTTTAGTTGTGCTTCCCAACTAGATGCACGAACTTTCCCATCTATTTCATAATACTTGGGATCAAACCCCCAATCACGAAGTATGTCATCATACTTATTTTTATAATTAGGGTCAGTACCTACATAAGTTACTTCACCTTTGCCTGTTGCCTCATCAAACTCTATTGATGGTTGCCAACCAGACTTGTAATAATTATTACCTAGTTCTTCTGTCATACGCAGCCTTTCTGTTAAGGCTTAGTATAGACAATAGATAAGACTATTTCTATTAACTAATTTTTTTCTTAGCGAATGTTTTGATTACTGATAAAGCTGCTCCACCACCTGCAATAGCTGCAATTTGTAGTGCGTTAGCTTCAATACCAGCCATTGGGCTTATGACTAAAGCAGATAGAAACGCCTCAATAAATGTCCATAAGGCTCTCTCTAACATATCTTTTAATTCATCACTCATTGTATTAATCTTCCTAACTTTAATTTGGTTTCTATATTCTCTAGTTTAGCAATAATTATGTCTAACTTCTTTTGAATAAACTGTGGGTGTACCATCTCTGGACCACTTGCATTTGATAAATCTTCAGCAGTTATGTTTGTAGCTTTCTTTAGTTCATCTATAGTTGCTGTTTTTTTCTCTATAATCCATTGTCGCCAAGCATCACCTGGACAATCAGTTTGTTTGAAAGAACTATGAGGTCTAAGCTCACCACCTACTTGTTCGTAGAGCCAAGAAATGGCTGCACGAGCTTCAGCAGATGGCTGGTCTTCAGGCTTGGAGCCACCAAGCCAACACACAGCAACATAATGCTTGTTATTGTAATTAATTTCTTGCCTACTGTTACCACCTTGTGCTGCACTTCTGTTTCCAAATCCTCTACCTTCATAAATCTGTCCTGTATCTCCTACTAAAAAGTTATATGCTATATCATTCCAATTTCTATCAACTTGATGAAGTCGTTGTATTTGTTTTAGTTGATCCATCTCTGCTTGGTTACCTATAGCTACAGGATATGCAGACCAATGCACCACTAAACCTTTTACTTCTCCTAGTTTACTAAACTTTGTCTTGTTAGGTTTAGCTCCCCAACTATCTCTGCTTATTATTTTCACAATTACTACTTCCATTCTTGCAGTTACATATCTGCACAAATGAACCATCTTCTTTTTGTTTTACCATACACATATCTTAGCCATTTAATTTAAAAAGTAATTCTGTAAAATTACTTTCTAACATATCTAGTTCTTGATTCATCTCAATAACCATAGCATCACAAGCGTTCTGATGTGATTTAATTTCTTCTATTGAGTTGAATACCCAACCAAATGCACTAAGCAAAGCTGTTATAACTATTGGTGCTAGTGTCTTTGTGTCTACCTTTAATATTGCCATTTAAACTCCTAATGTGAATACACCTACTAAAGAAACTACTGTTGCTATTAGTAAAAGTGTTTTGTAAAATTCTGACTTATCTATTTTTGCATTGACCTTCTCGTGTAGTACATCAATGCGTTGATTAATATTTTTTAATTCTGTTTTCAATTCTGCCTGACCTTCTTTAATGAGTTCTAAATATTGCTTAGTGGTAAATCCATTACCATTTGATTCAGACATTATGGTAGGTCATCTTCCTGAATAGGTGTAATCCAATCCCATTCTTTATCCCAAGATTTACGATTATCCCAATCCCATTGACTTAGTCTTTTAAGATAAGATACAATCTCTTTTAAAAAATAACCTATTAAAAATCCTATTACGAAGTCCATAATTGGATTGTATCATACGATAATTTATTAAGCAGGTTTTGGATTATCTGATTTGACTTGGGCTATGTGATCTTTCCAAACAGTAGTTCCATTAACATTATCCCAGTACATCATATCTAATTGGTCTTGTATTGATGCGTAAGCAGATTGTCTATCAGTTTTATATCCATTAGCTTCTTCATCAAGTTGTCTAGTTCTTTCGTTCTCTGCCCAAGTATTTAAAGTTGCTTCTACTTCTTCAGCAGATAACTCTACTTGTACACCATTAATATTATCGTGTGTAGGTGGTGTAAGACTAGCTTTAATTTCTTCTAATGATTGTGCCATTATTTCTTTACCCCATAAATTGTTATAGTTCCTGTTACATTTCCTGAAGTCATATAAAATTTTATACCAGTTATTACTGTTGTAGTAAGTTTTCCCATAATATTGTGATATTGTATATCTATACCATCTGCTCTCCTATATAAGTTATTTCCTGATATAGTGGACCAACTATCAGCACCTATTTGTGTTTCAAAAACACCATTAAAACTTTCAAGAGATGCAGTACCTAATGTTGCAGCTATTTGTGCGTAATCAGTCGTGCTTGATTTATATGAAGTTACTAAATCAGAAGCATTACTCAAAAAATAGTAACCTGATTTATAATATCCACCTGTTACATCAGAGCCACTAGCACCACCACTTCTCCAATTAAATCTTAAAGATACAGTATCAGAAGATGGTTTAACTTCTTGAAACTCTATTAAATAATATGAATAAGTTGAACTGTCAAATACATTATCAAATGTATAAGTTGAACCTGTTGTATTAATGGTTGATATTTTTACTAAACCACCACCTGCTGTTGCAGCTAACTGACTATCTTTAATTAAAGCACCATCAATAGTTACACCATTAGCAGCAGTCTTTTCTGATATTGTATCTACTTTTATTTCACTTGTCATAATCTATTCTCCTGGTTTAGGGTAAGCATCTTTTACTGCTTGTCTTGCTGCTTGTAAATCTGTAAGAGTATCGCCACCATCTAGTAATGCGTGTATGCAATCTTCTAATGATGGATATTCTGCTTGTCTGTTTCTTTCCCAATCTTTAGCATCATACTCTGCTTGTAATCTAGCTAGTTCTGTAGCAATAGCTTCATCACTAGGTTGTGGTCTTTCATCATACCACTCTATTTCATCTCCTCTAGTTACAACTTCTGCATTTGGAACTAAACTTTGTATTGCATCAATTAATAAAACCACTATCCACCTATCTCCATAGCTACAATACTATCTAAGTTATTTGCTGCTGCTGTAAATAATCTTTCATTATTAGCAGCATTAACAACTTTTCCTTGTGTTTTGTAAGTAACTGAAGATGTTGTATTTGGACTATCTAAATAACTTAATGATATAGGATAATCCATTTGTCCACCTTCACCTAATAAATTTCTTGCAGTATCTCCTCTTAAAATAGTGCTATCTCTTACTAAAGCAATTAAAGCAGCAGGTGCAAGACCACTATCTCTAGTTATGAGTGCATAATGGCTAACAATAACAAATATTTTGCTACTTGTAGAACTAGGAGTAATAGATACAGAAACAGATAAATCTGTAAAAGAAGTTGTTGATGCTATTGTTTGTGTACTTGATGTTCCTTGAACAACTTGTAATACAGAACCACTTTGTAAATTTAATGTTCCTGTTTCATTAGGAATAGTAAGTGTCTTGTCTGAACCTAACGAACCTGCGTTAGTTAATATGGTATAGTTACCACTTCCATCATCTATTTTAATTTTTCCTGACATTTATTCTCCTGGTTTAGGGTTGTCATCTTTTACTGTCTTTAAAGCTGTGTAAAAAGCACCTGTGTTATCTAGTGTACCATTATTTATATCGTGCCATAGTTTATCAAATTGTTCTGTAATATCAGGGTAAGAGGATTTTCTTGCTTTAACATAATCTAAATTTTGGTAATCTAAATCAGCTTGTAGTTCTGCAATCTTTGCATTTACTTGTTCCTCTGTTGGCATAGTTGCATCATCATTAATTAGTTTAAGGTTAGAATATACTTCTCCATCAGCACTATCTATCCACCCATACCAAGAACCTGTAATATTTGAATTAAAATGTATTAAAGCATCTTGTAATCCTATTGCCATATTATGTATCTCCTATTCTCCAAACAGTAAATCCTGTGTGTTGTATAGTAGTGCTTCCTAGTAAATATACAGTAGTAGATGATGTTAAAACACCTGCTCCAATTTGAAATTTATGTGTTGTGGTGTCTGTTACATCAAAAATGTAAAAATTTGAAGCTGTTTGTGGTAATTGTGTAGACCCTGACTGCCAACCACCATTGGCATAAGCCCAACAAACATCAGAACTACTAGAAAAATTATCAGTAGAAACTCTTAAAAAATATCTATTTAAAAACTCACCTGCTGATTGTGAAGTGCTTGTTATATGAATTAAATAAACTCCTGTTTGAGCAAAAGTATATGTTCCAGAACTCTCTGATAATCCTGTACCAAAAGGAACTCCATTACCTGTACTATCATTTCTTTCCCAATTAGATGTTAATACTGCTGTACCACCCATTGTTGCATTAGCAGTTATTCTCCATTGGTCTGCCTCTTTAATACCTTGTGTTATGCCTGATACATCTACGCCATCTACATTACCATCTTTAATTAAAACACCATCAATGGTTACACCATTTGCACCTGTATATTCATTGATTGTGTTTACTTGTATTTCACTCATAATATAACCATTGTACCAGCATTTGTTACTGTTCCTGTTATTGTAATAGGTCCAGCTAATACTGCACCTTCTGTTGAAGCAACTGTATATGTTGCAGCTTGTGTCTGATTATGTCTAAAGATACCACCATCAGCAGTTAGTGCAATACCACCTGTATTCCAAGTAGCCATATCTGTACTATCTAAGTTGTAATCTAAACCATTATTGATACCATCTGTAATTGTTAAATCTGAATCTCCATCTGTTAAAGCGTTAGCAGAACCTGAAGCAATCTGTGATGGTTTAACTTTGTAAACTGTACCATCTGTAACATCTTCTAAAATAAGTAAGTCGTTAGAAGTATCTACTGTTATACCTGAACCATCTGCTAATTGTGATGGGTCAATAACTAAATCAACATCTTGTCCTTCTCCTGCACTAGATGTTTTATTTAAACCTGAAGTTGCAGAAGTAGTTACATCTTCTACATAGTTACCTGTAGTATCT